GCCGAAGCCGCCGCCGAAACCGAAGCCGTAGCCGCTGCCGTAGCCGTATTTAGTTTCAAATACCCACTTTGGAATCATACAATGTCCTCTGCGAAGCCGAAGCCGAAGCCGCTGCCGTCGCCGTAGCCGCTGCCGCTGCCGTAGCCGCTGCCGTAGCCGTTGCCGTTGCCGCTGCCGTAGCCGTCGTCACAGTAGCCGAAGCCGAAGCCGCTGCCGTAGCCGTAGCCATAGCCGTAGCCGCAGCCGTAGCCGTAGCTGTATTTAGTTTCAAATACCCATTCTGGAATCATATACTGTTCTCGATGAAGGATAAAAACGAAAGCGCCGTTAGATTAACTACCGCCCCCATTCGTTCACAACATAAATGGGGGCGGCTTCCAAATTAGCTAGACCAGTGGTTTGACTCCCACTGAACCACCGCTGCCGCAGTTACTTCGGTAACACTGGTAATGTTCCGCAATTCAATGTCAGCGGGATTACCGATTCGGCAAGACGCCGTAGGGCCGGTAGAAGCCAATCCCATAAATCCCTTGCAATCCTCACTCCAATACACACAGAGGCGGCTGCGGGAAAGCTTGATGGTGTCGCCAGAGGTGTCCTTAGCATACCCGAAAAACACGCCACGATGAGCAGTGGTCACAAGCACAGGGCGACCCAGATCAACGGGCTCTGCGGTAGGTGCAGATACGGTGGCATCAACAGGCGTCAATTCGATAAGATACTTCATGGTACTTCTCCTTTGTGTAGAGTTTAAATAAGTTATACTGCGGAAAGTTTTACTGCGTTGTACTACATACTACAATATACATTATATTCATTAAAAAGTCAAGGGCATTCATTGGCTTCCGTCAGAAAGTGCTATGGTAGGTCGTCGCCGTCAACGGTTACCAACTTGCCATTCTGTATAGTAGCAATGGTATACCAATCGTAATTACCTCTTACCTGAGCGCGCAATACCGATAGCATCATCAAAGTTATCAAATTGGTCAATAAAATCATGCATACCGCCACATGGGTAATAGCGATCACCTGCAAACAGAAAGAACATCGGTGCCTCGGCGTTAGTGTCGTTTTTGATCATACTGGTTTTTGATCATACTGTATGATGATCTAGTAGGAAAGGAATGTCAAGGGGCTCTAGGAATCGTTACAATTCCTTCGGGGTATCTTCGGGACCAGCGGGCCGTTGCAATTCTTTTATTTTTTTCATTTTCGTGACGGCAAGTGTATAATTGTATTGTTGTACATTGTTTGACAGGTATCACTCCACGATTCTCCGCTCTTAATAACTGATGCAAAGAACGCTACTGTTTTGCACAATTCTGTGCGTTCTTCTACCAGTTCACGCAGTTGTCGTTCACCTGCTGCATCTAACCTTGTACCTCGTGCGGCAGCAATTGTTTGTTCGGCAGCATCTTGCCAATCACCAACTTGTAATTGCAGTTCATGTATTTGATGTTTTAGTTCTAGGTTTTCTTTTTCTAATGCCTCAAGCGCATATGATACTTCACCAAGAGCTTTGGTATGTTTTCGAATTGGAGAGGTTTCGGATTCAGGTTGCTCTTTCAACCACGCATTGAATGCCTTTCCCATATCCATTCGGGTAATTTTATCCATCACGCATTCATGATTGAACTCAACGGTATTTTGGCACTCTTCACAGTAGTAATACTGTTTTGGCAAGTAATACTGTTTTGTCATGAACACCTCGCTCTGGCATCTTCCCATGTTTCTCTAATATTCTTACTGGCTTGCCGCACCTTATTTACCACATAGATATCATGATAACTGTTTTCTAGTTCCTGTGCCGCTTCAATCAATGGAACCAATGATTCGTTGTATGCACGCAATCGACTGGCGTGTACGGCTGCCGCTTCATATTTCTTCTTCCATTCATCTCGTTCGGCACGAAGGTCGGCCACGTTGACATGTGTATCATCATCTTCAAAATAGATGCCTTGCTCTCCTCGCAGTGCAGACTCTAAAGTCAGAGCTTTCTGATGCCAATCCTCGTATTTCATCTTCCATTGGTCACGTTGCCCTTCCGCAATAATCAATTCATCATGCAACTTCACACGGGCAGCATGAGACTTGTCTAATTCGTCCCACGCACTCCGTGCCATCTTCAACTTAAGTTTGGTGTCTGCTGATTCAGGCTTTAAGGTTTCATTAATATAATTCTCTGCCTGTCCCAACCTACTCTTGGTGTCAGCAAGTTCTTCCTTCATCTTATGATATTCTTGCCACGCACTTGATGCGTCAATCCTTACTGCTGCCAAATCGCTCTTAACCTTATGATATTCTTCCCACATACGGTCAATGTAATACTTGCTCGTTGGGTCAACATATCCCGATGGGTTCATATACGGGTATGGGGGTTTACTTTCGTTCATAGATGCGTTTCCTTAATAAATGTTTTGCTACGACTATGTGGACACGGAGTAGTGTGTAAAGAATGTGCTTGGCAATACCCATGATGGTCATATTGGCAGTCATCCACATCAGTTAATTCAATTAACAACTCACGCAACACAGAAGTTTGCTGTCGGAGTTTAATAATTTCATCAGCCATTGTGTGTGCATCATGTGTTATATCTGGATGTGTTCCTACTTCAAATTCTTTTAATATGGTTTCTTGTTCATAGTTCATAGATGCATTTCCTTAATGTATTCCCAACAGATTAGATTCATAGCGGCACTCAGACGGAGTATTCATATTAGTATCCCCCACCGGCATTAATCATTGACACCACACAGGTCGGTGGATATTCTCGAAATTCGATACCATAAATTGTAAGCGACCTTTCGTAGTATTTGTATTTATATCCCGTAATAGTATCTACCTTGGCAAGTTGTATGGTCACAGGGCATGTAACTTCATACTGATTAGTTACCTTTACCTCTCGAAATGAACACGCAGTGAGAGCGAACGCCGACGCCATAAGAAAATATTTCATATATTATACCTTAGTTAAATTGGATTAAACTTTTGATGGAAATACTAAGAATTCAGGATAACAAAGCGGGTGAACTATTTTAATATAGCTCACCCGCATATCATTGTCAAGCCTTCGTTGCTCGCTCTTTCTCTTGTAGCGTATACATAATTAACCAGAAGTCTGAATACGCATCGTGGAGGTCGTGGTCCCTAACAGAGTTTTTAAAGTTACCATAATCAATATTTGATACTTCTCTTGCAATAGCATTAGCAACATTGTCTCGGTTAATAAAGGCTCGGTATCTATAATCTGACCCAGCTTCTTGAATTACCTTTGCCTCTGGAAATACTTTTTCAATGTCACCCTTTCTACGGGAACGAACAAGTAACTGCTCTAAGTTATTTCTATTTTGTACAATAGATAAAAAACTATTATTTAAACATACCCACATATTATACCCCCTCGGAACATAAATCTTTTTTGGTTTTGTACACGCAGAATCTACATGCACTCTTGCTTGGTGTTGCTTTGATTTTACTAATATCATATACACCAGTGTCATCAAAGCATTCGTTAATAAACTTTGATAGTGCTTCCCACGCTTTCTTAACAGATGGCTTTCCATTCGCGGGTTCAAACTTACTTACCCGTGGAATAGGAAATCTACTATTCTCAGCTATAATTCTTTTTAAAATAATATACTCGGTAGAGATATTCTCCAATGGAATATTCAGAGTGTCTGACAGAAACTTCTTGTACAACAATACTTGCTGAAGTTTAATTGGGTCTGACTTTTGATAATCACTCCAACCAGACTTAGAAGTTTTCAAGTCGTAGATAACATACTTGTCTGTTGCTGTGTTATGTGTAATAACATCTATGAATCCAATAAAGAATACATTCTTTTTTACTTCAAAATTAATTTCGTATTCAATACCAAAAAGTTTAGTTGTCTGTGTAGGAAAGATTTTCTTTCTGTTGGCTTGAATATAATCAAGAATTAAACAGCCTTGTAAATAGAAATCAGTTAATTCTTTCTTGTCACAAAGAAATACTTTATTACCTGTAGTATCTTCTTTGGTATTTTCTTTAAACAAGTTCATCAGTTTCGACTTTAAATTTTCACTCAAGTCTAATCCAGATGCAAACTTTTCTGATTTATTATACAATACATCCAACCACTCTTGGATAACTTCATGTATAGATGTTCCAAAAATAGTATGAATAGTGCTATCATCTATTCTATGACCATCAAAATATTTAAGCTTCCACGCTTGGGGACAATTTGCCCATAAACTATACTGTGAATATGATATCGTATTCATTATTCCTCATTAATTAATTAAAACGGCTCAATACTTTCTCTGCCATCCGCGTGGTCTTCACATAAAGTTTGACACCAAAAACCACCCCGAAGTTTACCGTCCCTACCACATACTTCACAGATAGTGAAACTGCGCTTTTCAAGATTTATAATAAGCTTGTCGGCTTCTTCATCATAAACATCTGTGTAAATTCTGAGTCCACCAAATTTTTCTTTTACTTGAACAACTTTAATATTCTGGTGAGTTTCTAGATAGTCATATGCCTCGGTTACAAGACCAGACCAACCAGTACCAACCGAAGTTAAAGCTTTTTCTCTTGTGATGTTAGGGACGGTATATTTCATAATTTGGGCAGTGAAATAGTTGTGGATTGAAAACAATGTGGCGTGCCGATGGAGACGGTACCACCGGTAATACCTGTATTAGCACCAACCGTATTAAGTAAACCATTGCCCCCCCATGTAATACCTGTTGTCGTGTCATGTCGGGGATACGATGAACCAACGGTTAGTTTGTCACTTGACCAACCATTCGGATTTAGTGTGATTGTAGGACGAAAAGACCGAACTTCTTCTTCGCCCTGGTTTAGAAAGGGCGAAGAAGAACCTGAATCGTATCGGTGATATTCTGTCCCATTGCATTCAAGTCGCCACCAATTTGTAATAAGGCAGATTCACGGTCCTTGGCGACTACTCGACCTTCAAGAACAATTTCCTGTGTAACCTTGTTCTTCTCATTTTCCGAGTTGTTTACTACTACGTAATCAAAAATCATATAATTCTCCTTTTTATTAATATTTAGTTTTGTAATTTTCTTCGGCTTCTTTGGCGGTAAACCCAAGACCACACTCTGCCCATTCTGTATAACATTTGCGAACTACTGCATAGTAAAACTCAAACCAAATAACTTCGCTACTGGGCATAAGCTTTGGAAAATATGCAAACTTTCGCTGAACTTTCATATCCCCGTACTTGGCTACTTTCCACCTCATACTTGCTTACTTCCAGCTAAACGAGTTTTTAGAAACTCATTTTCACTCTTTAGTTCTTTATTTTCAACCATAAGGGTAAGAATTTTATATCCCCCCCATATACCAATTGCTACAAGTACAAAAAATGTTGGAATCATACAATGTCCTCTGCGCCGTAGCCGTAGCCGTAGCCGTCGCCGTAGCCGTAGCCGTAGCCGTAGCCGTCGCCGTAGCCGTCACCGTAGCCGTGGCCGTAGCCGTCACCCCAGCCGTTGCCGTAGCTGTTGCCGTAACCGTGACCGTTGCCCCCGCCGTTGCCGTTGCCCCCGCCGTAGCCGTTGCCGTAACCGTTGCCGTGGCCGATGCCGTAACCGTAGCCGTAGCCGTCACCCCAGCCGTTGCCGATGCCGTAGCCGTCGCCGTCGCCGTAATGAGTTTCAAGTACCCACTGTGGAATCATACGATGTCCTCTTCGTTATCGTAGCCGTAGCCGTCGCCGTAGCCGTCACCGTAGCCGTGGCCGTTGCCGTAGCCGTAGCCGTTGCCGTGGCCGATGCCGTAACCGTTGCCGATGCCGTAACCGTTGCCCCCGCCGTGGCCGATGCCGTAACCGTTGCCGATGCCGTAATTAGTTTCAAGTGTCCATTTTGGAATCATATTTATCTCTTTAAGTTAAGTTGGGGGTGGATGTTACTCCACCCCCAGTTTATTTAGCGAGGAAGTCCAGACTTCCAAGTATCCATTACACTGCCACCGATAATACACGTTGAAGCTCCGTTACATACCTGCGCCAACCCCTTTGCCATTGCTTCTGCCATACGAAGCTGTAGAACTGCTGGTGATGTAGCAAGTGCGCGAGTCTCAAGTTCAGTCTTACGAGCTTGTGCTTCTGCCACGATTACTGTTCTACGGGCGTTAAGTGAATCAGTGACATACGCTGCACGGGCCTTCTGCTGTTCAGCCGACATTGCGATAGTCTGCGTCCAGAGTTGTTGAATGTTGGGTGGAATCTGAACACTGCGGATATATACCTTTTCCACCGTAGCATACTTACTCATCTGCTTATTGATAGCCTCTCGGAAGGTTTCATCTAAAGTAGCTCGCTTTGCTCCCATAAGGTCAGTTAGACCAATTGTAGCACCGGCATCACGGGCGGCTGAACGAAGTGCGTTTGCTAGTTCAGACAGAACTGCCTCATGCGAACGACGAGTAGCAAATGCCTGATTAGCATCCGTATACTTCCAGTTAATTGCGAGGTCAGCCTTCATCATAATAGAGTCTCGCGTTAGGAACTCTACTGTTTCTGCTACTGCTTCCTCACCCTTTACAGCACCACCAGGAAACTGCTGCTGAGTTGTAGGGAAGCAAGTAAGCTGAGTAGTCATTGTAGAGACTAGACCGTCAGATACTCGCTGGTTAATTACCTTACCAAATCGTGTTTCTACACAATGTTCAGTTGCATCTACAACTGAGAAACATGCTGTGTTAAACATTGAAACCACTGCTACAAAACCAATCTTAAGTTTGTTCATTTGTTTCCTCTATGTTAGTTTGTTCAGTTAATTGGTGAACACTAGGTAAGCTAACTACTTCTTCTGTGTTTGTCAAGTCCTTGTTATAACAAGCCAGTAGTTCATCGCTTAGAGTTTGAATTCCACTTCTAAGTTCTTCGATGGAATTAGGCGAGAAATGTTTATAATAATGTAAATCATTATTAGTAACCGTTACGTGGAAACTTTGTGGGTTGTCCTGTAGAATAATATAGGATATTCCGTTATCTAGCTTTCCACGTTCCGTCGCCATAAATAAGTTATTCATCTTTTTTTTCCTCGTAAGCTTTTACTGAACGTAATCCACTATAGTGACATTCAGTTTCTTCTTTCTTCGTTGAAAAGATTCTATCCCAATTACTAGTAAAAATTTCTTTGTCAACGCTCATTGGTCTTTGCTTGTCACCTTTTCCATTTTGGCTCATAATAACTCTTCTCCTATTGTCTTCCAAATATATCCACCTAATTGTTTACATTTACCATGCTTGGTTACTGGCGAGGATTTTAAATATACAGATAAATTTCCTTGTGAAATATTATTTTTTTTAGCTGCAATTCCAATAGATTCATATATATCTATTATATTTCCAGTTAAATCACATTTTGCAATTGTTTTTTTATTAGGTTGCGACTTTCGTATTTTGTTTTTAACATCTTCCGGTCTAGATTTTCCATACCAATGATGCTTAGTCCCTAACTGTGCTTCTGATATTTTTCTTTTTGTTTCTTCTTTATGAGTTTTCCCCCACATAGGATTATTAGTTCCTAGTGACGCATTTCTTAATTTTTCTCTATACTCTTCACTAAAATATTTTTTTGCTGACCTTTGACCTATTTTCTTTTTGGTTGCTTCCGAATGAAATTTTCCCCACATAGGGTTATTTTCCCCAGATATATCTATTTGTATATTTAATTTGTTTGCCCAAACTTTAGTTATATTTGCGCTACATAAATTTTTGTTTCTTTCTTCTGACCCAATAGGAAAACATTCAGCTAATTCTAAGTGAGCTTCAATATGTTCTTCTATACTTAATTTTACTGTGTTTTCTTCCGTATCTGCCCCACCCATAAAGGTTGGTATAATATGATGGGTGTGATATTTAAATTTTTCTTCTAAAATATTACGTTGCTTTAGGCGATTCATACGTAATATATACGCATCTGGTTTGTTATTCATACGTAGTTTATATATGGTGAATGTAACCCCATATATAAATAGTATATGTTTCAATAAAAATTAACTTTTACTCCGGATTCCGCAAACATAATCAAACTTCTTTTAGTATGTTCACCCCACCTACTATCCATATCTTCATCCGAGTGTTTACAATATATTTCAGTAATTCCTGCATTAATTATAGCTTTGGTGCAATCGGTACATGGTAATGCACATGTCATATACATGACACATCCCTTTGTAGAAGTACCTATCCGTGCCGCATTAATAATACTATTTAATTCTGCGTGTGCCATCCAGTAATACTTCTCCGGACGTTCTTGTCGTTCGTCGATATTATCTACAATACCACGGGGAAATGAATTATATCCGGTAGAAACAATCTCATTGTCCTTACCCACAATAACCACTCCAATCTGTGTCTTAATATCTTTCGATTTAAGTTTAACAGCTTGTGCAATGTTGATAAAGTAATCTGTCCAGTTCATTTGTCTATCATTTAAATGTCTGCTCGTAAACGTTTAGTATTGCTTGTAACCCATCGTCTGTAATTGCGCGAGTTCCAATCCCAGCGAAGTCACGAGTCAATACAGGAGTTTCTTCGTGATGAACAAATATTCCCCACTCATAATCATACATACACCACAATTTTGCATCTTGGTCATATAAATGTACAGGTTTCTTATTATCTACCGCCATTTGAACAGCCCAGCCAGTTCCGCCGTTCACTAAATGGTCTTTACCTTTTACCAATGTTCCAATAGCAAATATCTGTTCAGCATTTTTTACTTGAAACCAATTACGACAAATAAGTTTTCTAACATAATTACTTCGATTTCTTTCTAGTGAACGCTTCAATGTTTCGGCAGCAATCTCACAGGCTTCCCACCCCTCGTTTAATTCTACCGTATTCATAATATATGGATTGGCACCATATTGAGTATGCCCGTGGAATGAATATGCAATAGTTAATACTCCATAAGGAATACCCACAGTTTCCCATGCCATATCTGCACCTTCACACCCACCACTATGATTTACATACTTCATTCCATTATTTCCTTCCACTTAGCAAAATCTGGCTTAGTAGGTTGTACGGGATATACGTTGTGAAATAGGTATACTCGGAATATTTTATCGTATTGGTTGGATATCTTTTCTAGAATCTTCTCAATAATATTCCAGTCGCCACCAGCCAACCCAGCACCAATCTTTGGCATAGCAAATACTTTATGCTCGGGAAAATCACTACATATGTTCGCCATCGCCCGTTCAATAGCATTATAGTCAGCATTAACTTGGATGCGAGAGTAATGATACTGAGTATACGCATTTATAATGCGTGTACCATTTTCACCAATAGCCGTTGTATATCTACCTAGCTTATTAACATCACCCGGAACCGTTTCATAGTCGGCAAACGCCGCCCAGGGATATTCGATACTGACTTGCTTTGCAATACCAGACCCCATATTGTTGAAACAATTACATCCATGTACTACAATCTGCTCACCTGAGTTTAATACGTCACCTTCGATGTATTCAATCATAACTTTAATTCCTTAATTTCTTTGTCTGTCTTGCCATAGAACTCACATAGTTCCGTTAAAGCATTTTTATTTTTCTGATAATAGATATCAAGATACTCCACTGCTTCTTTCTTAGATACCTCAAAGTGCATAGAGATTAATTCAACAATCCATTCTTTATATTCTACTTTCTTAGATGGCTTTACATACTTGTCATAACGTTTACCCCTTGGTAATGCATCAGCAAAGTATTGATAATGCGCCTTATCTGGAATAGGATAGTATTGCTGAATCTCATCAACTACCAATGCCTGAGTAGGATTCATACTAATAAACCTATTCAGCATATATTGGTTATACGTCTTTAAATCTTTTTCTTCTAAGCTATCAAAATACTCAGCAGTTTTGTCGGTATAAATTGCATTTAAATGGTCAAATATTGTTTTGGTTTCTACCTTTACTTCTTCAGTTTTCTTCTTCGGTGGCATTTTGGATTACCTTTTGTTTGTTTGCCCAACCATTATCTACGCCTTGGATAATTTCAATAGATTCTACTGTTCGGTCATCCCTAACATGTACCTTTTGAATAAGCTGTGTATACGGTTTGATATCGTTATA